AAAGAAAACTACTTTAATAAATACGCTATGTCAACAGTATTGCAAATCATATCTTACTACAACATTGATTTACCTGCAACAGAAGAAGGTAAGATGATTAGTCTATCTATTGATTCTTCTTATCTTGGACACTATGACAGCCGATTTAAAAATACTCATAATAAGTACTTAGAAATGTTAGAGTTAGACGAATTAATAGATGTACTCAATCGTCATACAAAAAGGGAATTTGAGCAAATACAGAGTAAATACAATCTAAAATCTAAAATATGGATAAATAAAAATGGAATATTAGAAACAAAACTTAACCTTGCAGAATTGCAGGGTTTTTTTAATGTCAATTTATCATTACCAGTTGAGCCATTTACGTTGATGAAACAATTTAAAAGGTCAACAAAAACAGATATTAACCAATTTCGAAATGTAGATAAAGAACGATTATTTTCTTTCGCTTTAACCAATCGCAATTATTGTAAATTTTCTATGATATAGGAGTGATATTATGAAGGATTACTTTTTTTGCTACAATCCAAAACTTGCACAATTCTTGAGACATGAGAAGAATATCGAATATATTACAAAAGCAAAGCACACAAATACAGATAAATTATTTTACTTATTTGAACGAAGTCAAAAATTATCGGATGGAATAGAAGAATACCAAAACATTACCAAGAGTGGTCAATAGATCACTCTTTTTTATTTCAAAAAAAAGGGGTGCTAAAATGAATAAGCAGATTGTTGAAAAGATAAATGATTTATTTATCATGCCACGATATAAATATTTAATCATGAATGATAAAGCCGAGTACATGACACTTAATACATATCAATCAAAAAATGTAGTTACATTGAATGATAGTATTATTAAGAGACATCTTGAACACAAAGCAACTTTAGGAGTATTTGCAGGACAATACACAAGTAAATTCTTGACGTTTGATGTTGATGTAAAAGATAAACAATTGGCAAAGTGGACAGTTTATAGATTAGTTAGTACATTAACTGAAATTGGCTTATCACAAGAGAATATTTATATCTCAATATCGGGAAATAAAGGGTATCATGTTGATTTATATTTTACTGAGCCAATACAGAATTATCTATTACATGAATTGTATTTGATTACTTTAAACAGAGCCGAATTATTAAATATAAATTTTGGTCAAGTAGAATATAGACCAACGAATGAACAAGGGGTAAAAATCCCACTGGGAGTTAATTTTAAAAATAGTAATAAGAAAACCAATATTTGTTGGTATTGTGACTTTAATTCTTTATTAAAGTCAATCAAGAAAATGGAATATATATTAAACATTGAGAAGATTGACAGCCAAATCATCTATAACATTTTAGACAAGGAAAATGATAATGCAATTGAAGAAGAAAAAGCCGTAGAAGTTGAAGAAACAAAAGGGTACATTGACAGCCAATATTCTTCATTGGAAATATATAAGCAAAGTATTGATGAATCTGTAACAATTGAATCTATTGAACAATTAGAACAAAACGGCTTAACACAAACAGAAATGAGACATAATAGTCTTTTAAAATTGGCTAAGTATTATCGCTATTTAGGGGTTACATCTGAACAATGCGAGGAAATGTTAATTGATTGGATGAAAAAGCAAGACACAAGAACATATACAACAAAATGGGATGATGTTGTAAAAGATATTAGTCAAATTGTTCAATATATCTATGAGAATGAAATATCATTAACAATCAGAGAAGAAGAAATCCGAGTTAATTATGATGAAATGGTACAGATTATGAAATTGAAAAGTAAAAATGAGAAATTAGTTGCTTATGCTATGCTTTTACATAGTAAAAGATATGCTATGAAGAATGGCATTTTTTATATGAGTTATGATCAGATGGCAAAGGCAACAGGATTAGTTGAGAAAACAATTAGAAATCTTGTACCAAAATTAAATGAATTTGGATTATTAGATTTTGTTGAGAGAAATAAAATGGTTAAAGATAAAAAAGGGGCGTTTGTAACTAAAAAGCCGAACAAATACAGATTAAATTTGAAATGTGAAATTGAGAGTAGTAAAAGTTTTAATCTTGTATGTAATGGCTTGAATTATTCTGATTCTTTTAATACTTGCGTATTAAGTTTATTTGATAAGGATGAAATTAGAAGATTATTACCTAAACGTCATTATACTGAAGTTATTCATTCTAATATTAGTTAATGGCTTATAGTATTTCTTTAATCTTGGCTTTGGCTTAATTCTATATAATTAATTATCTATTATAGGTAAATTCGTGATTTAGCACACTAAAGCGTATTCTATATAATTAATTATCTATTATAGGTAAAATGAGGAATTTTATATTATCCCTTGTCTTTAATTAGACAGGGTATTTTTATTTCAAATTCAAATAAAAGGGAGTAGATGAACAATGTTTAAATTTAATCAATTATTTAATAAACGTGAGAGTAAAGCGGAGAATATGAACAAAGTTTTAGAAAATATTCAAGTGTTGATTGGTGAAGTAAAACAAGGGAATCAAGAAATGAGAGAAGCAAATCAAAGTATCAAACAAATTCTATCCGAGATGATAAAGATAACTAATCAGATACAACAAACTAATCAAGAAATGATAGAGACGTACAAAGAGTTAGATTCTAACATTGTGGAATTACGAAAGAGGGGATAAGCACATGAATATATATGACGGAATCAAAAAGTTACCGTTTAAGAAACAATATTATATTAAGTGGAAATTCAATCTTTGGTTTGATCAAGAGAAAACAATGAGTGAAGAAGAATTACTAAAACTATTACAAATGAAATCGTTGAACGCTTTTATCAAATGGGAAAAGACAGACGAATATAAAGCCATTCAATCACTTGTATTAAGTTATCGTTCAACCCAGGATTTATTAGAAATCTATAATGTTGTATCTGAAAAAGCAAAAACAGGGGATGAAAAAGCAATTAAACTTTTCATGCAATTAGACAAAGAGATTCAACTACATAAAAAGCAAGCCGAGAAGATATTTAATAAGTCTAAATCAGATGTTGAAGATGATGATTTAGATATTAGTTAAAGAGTGATTAAATAACTTCTTGTGAGAGCCGTTTTAAGACGTTCTAAAAGTGGGGGGTAGTAAATATATTACCCTCTTTTTTTAACGTCTAATTTCGGCATAAAATCGAAAAATGTAAATTTGATAAGTGTCATAAACCCTTATATATCAAGGGTTTCAACGTTGGATAATATTGGTAATTTTTAGGCTATACGAAAGCAGGTGAAAAAATTGACGAAGAAAATGACGAAACAAGATAAGATAGATTTAATTAATAGTGATCCGAAATTATGGCTGAAGAATTTTGTGAAAATTATAGATAACAATGGAGATTTAATTCCATTTGTAGTGAATGAGCAACAGGATGAATTTTTAAATAAGATGAGTAAATATAATATAATCTCAAAAAGTAGACAATTAGGATTTTCAACTTTATCTTTAGGATTGTGTCTATATGATGCTTGTACAAAGCCAAATACAAACTATTTAATAGTTTCTTATAAGATGGATAGTGCGAGTGCTTTGTTTGAGAAGTTAAAAATGATGAATAATCATTTACCGCGTGATAAATACAATTTTCCTAAAACTAAACGTGACAATAGGGGCGAATTGCTTTTAGATAATGGTTCACGTATTCAATCGGTTGTGGCAGGAAGTAAAGATTTAGGACGTGGGAGTACATATCAATATATTCTCTTGTCAGAGTTTGCCTTCTATCAAAATCAAGAAAAAGTATTATTATCCTCTGAACAATCTTTAGCCAAAAATGAAAGTAGTAAAGTTGTAATTGAAACTACTTCTAACGGCTTTAATCACTATCAAAAAGTATTCATGAAAGCGTGGAAAGGACATTCAAAATATAAAGCGTTCTCCTTTCCATTCTATTCGAGTGCATATAAAAATCAATTCAAACAAGACCACGATCAAGCGGAGAAATGGTTTAAGTTAGATAATCATGGAAAAAGGCTACAAGCCAAAGATTTAGAGAAGGATGAAAAAGTATTATATGAAAATGGGGCAAATTTGCGATTCTTAATGTGGAGAAGATATAAATTATTAGATATGACGTTGCAAGAATTTATGCAAGAATATCCATCAAATCCAATGGAATCTTTTATTAGTACAGGTCAAAGTGTATTTGATCAATCGAAAATATTAGAACGATTAAATTATCTTTTACAACCAATTGAAAAGAATGAATTAGGCGATTTACCAAACGTATTACAGTCATACGTTAGTAAGTCGCTTTTTATTTATCATTTACCTAAACGAAATCGCAAGTATTATGGAGGAATTGATACATCAAGTGGTTCGGGTGGAGATAACTCAACAATAGCCATATATGATGATGAAGGTGAACAAGTCGCTAGTTTTTACGATAATAAGACACCTGTATATGTATTTGCCGAGATTATCAACGAATTAGGAAGGTACTATAATCAAGCATTTCTTGTCGTTGAAAGAAATAGTTACGGCTTACCTTTACTAGAGAGATTGAGAAAAGAGTATAACTATCAAAACTTGTATAAGCAAAAAATCTTTGATCAAAAGGGTAATAAAAAAATGCAATTAGGATGGACAACAACGGCAGCCACAAAAGGAATTATGATAAGTGATTTTAAGGAACAGTTTGAACGTGGATTAATGAATATCAATTGCAGAGAAACGTTAGAAGAAATGCAGATATTCGTTGAAAATGATGGTAAAACAGGTAATAAACGTGGCGAAAACAATCATGATGATTTAGT